GCCTTCCTCGCAGCGCTGTACATGTGGGATTGGTGGAGAAGGAATTGGAAAGGCTGAACACCGCCTGAACCAGCCAGGCCAGACCCCCAGGTCTGCGATAACCGTACGGCGCGCGGTGCTGGTAGCGCCATGACCATCAGCTGGAGCCGATCCGGCGTCACGGAAGACAACTCCTGCCTAGCGCCTGCCGGGAATCGGTAGCAGGCCGAATGGCTCACGTAACGAGCCTGCATCGGAGGTTGCTCTGAGTACCGTCTTCCTGCGCGTTAGCAGAGGGGAGTCAAACGTCATGCAGAGCAACCCCCGATGCAGTGGATTAGCCGCAATCGGTATATCCGAGAGAAAACCGGAAACGGATAAAAGCTGGACTTCGGCAGCCAGCTACACCTGCATCACCCCTCCCATCGCCCATCCGGGCAACTCCACACATCACTGATCGCTGCGCAGGACGCGGCTTGGAGAGCTTATGCCTGAAATAAAGCCAATTCCCGTTACGAAGGCTGATGTGGCTTTCGGCGGCAAAGCCATGGAAATCCTGCCGGCTTATCAATCGATACCCGACGATTTCAAGCGCGGAAGCAACCCATGGGCGCAATGGCAAAGCGAATGGTTCTACTCCGGCCTGAAACAGATGCCAACCCCAAAGCCGGGAATAGACCTTCAGCTTGCCATGGCTAACCTGGCGTGCGTTCAGGGCTCGTTCGAGCCGAAGCATGAGCACAAGCAGGCGGGCGTTGCATACCTGGCATCGCTCTGGTTCGAAGCCGCCTAACCCGCCCATCCGGGCACAGAGGTATCCACCATGAAGCACTACGGACCCATAGGGCGCCGCGAACAGCCGTGCCCGGATGACAGCACCTCACTCGAGGAAGCCATCCTCGACCAGCTAGACAACCTGGACCCCGACGTAATGCAGGCGTACGCCGAGTTCTGCGCCGAGCGCATGGAGGTGCCGGAGAAGCTGATAGCCGCCCTGATCCCGCTGCTCAACTACAAGCGGCGCTGGGAATCGGTACGCAGCCGCACAGACGAGGCGCTGGGCGATGCCTTGGACGAGATTGTTTACGCCATCGACAAGCAGCAAGCGGCATTCATCGAACACCACGCGGCGCAGTTGCGCAGCAAGGCCGAGCAGATCGAACAGAGCAAGCAGGAGGCGGCATGAGCAAGGAAGTAGTGCGTTATCTAGTGAAGGCCGGGAGCGAGTGCAGCGAAATGGTTTATGCCTCCGACTACGACGCCCTTCTCGCTGAGCGGGATGCTCTGGAGGCGCAGGTAAGCGCACTACACCGCGGCATCAAGGCAAAGCTGCCAGGAAGAAGCCTTGTTCCGGTCGGAAGTGGCGCCCTGCACGCTGAGCAGAACTACTGCTATCGCAGGGGCTGGAAAGACGGAGTCGCCGCTCTTAGATCACAAATACGCGCCGCCCTGCAAGGAGCCCATCCATGACTCGAATCACACGGCTACAAATCACCGCAGAGATTGACGGAGCGGTATGCCACATAAAATTTCCGGCCGAGTGCCAGGACGTTTTGATCCAGATGATCCAGTCCCTATCTGGCGGCTCAATTGAGGCTGTAAAGCTGCCTGATTCATTCCGGTTTGTAACTCTCGGCGAGGCCATGCAAGGAGAGCAGCCATGACCCTCAAGAACATAGCCGGCGCCTTCCTGCTGTATGGCGGAGTGGCGCCTTTCTTAGCGGCTCTCGCGTACGTGGCGCTTATGGGGGGTGTGTGATGGCGTCGAGTTATCAAAAAGCCAAGCGCCTAGCGTTCTGGAAATTCTACGGCTACGGCCTTGCAGTGTTCTCGCTGCTGGCTGTGATTAGCGGACTGGCAGGGAAGGTGACTGGATGAAAGAGATCGACTGGTCAAAGGCGCCGGAAGGGGCGACGCATTTCGATACTCGCGGCAACTGCTGCAGCATTGGGTTCATGAAGCCAGGGGTAAGGCGTGGCGAGTGGGAATACTTCGGAATGGACGGGCACTGGATTCTTTACGGCCCAGTAGATAGCGCGCTGAAAGCGGCAATGGTCAAACGGCCAACTGATACGTCTTGGACCGGCGAAGGCCTGCCGCCAGTGGGGGTTGAGTGCGAGGTGAAAAACGACATCAACGACGGCTGGGACAGGGTGGATGAGGTTCTTGCGCATACCACTATCAAGGGCGCCGTTGTTGCTGTTTTCAAGCGCGATGACCGCGTGTTTTATTCGCCGGCCGATGCGTTCCGCCCCATCCGCACGCCCGAGCAGATCGCTGCGGAAGAGCGGGAGAAGGAAGTAGACCAGATGGTGCAGCGGATTGCGGAGAACACCACTGGCATCGGCATAGGCGCGGCGATGATCTGCGCAAAGGCGCTGCACGCGGCCGGCTACCGCAAGGTGACCCCATGAACCGCACTCTCCCCCTCCCCTACGACGACACCCCATCAGGCCACAGCTTCGCAGCGGCGTGGTGGACCCTTGCCGGGTTCGGCGTCCTTTCCGCAACGCTGATCGTCGGCCTCTTCAGTGAGGCGGCGATCTTTCACTTCTTCGGGTAACACCAACTACTGATCAGGCTGCGCGAGACGCGGCCAAGGAGAACTCATGTCTACGGAATTGGCCCTTGTGCCGCCAAAGGAAACCGCTCTGCAAGTCTTCCAGGCAGAGAACGGGCTTGACCCGTACCTGCAGCAGATTCGCGCCGAGATCGACGCCTTCGTGCCGGACGTGACCACGAAGAAGGGCCGCGACGCCATCGCCTCTATCGCTCATAAGGTCGCACGCTCCAAGACGGCTCTCGACAACGTAGGCAAGGAGCTGGTTGCCGAGCTGAAGGAAATCCCGAAGAAGATCGACGCCGAGCGCAAGCGGATGCGCGACACGCTGGACGCCTGGAAGGACGAGGTTCGGGCACCACTGAATGAGTGGGAGCAGGCAGAGTCTGCTCGAGTAACGAAGCATCAGGACTGCATCGACTGGCTGCGCGATAGCGCGACGGTGTTCGCCGAAGAATCAAGCGAAGACATTCAGCTACGCATCGACCAGGTTGAAGCGGTCGATGTCGGCGCATCGCTTGAAGAGTTCGAAGCTGAAGCCCACCGGGTCAAGGCTTCCAGCCTTGCAACTCTGCGCGGCGCCCTTGCTGCTCGCCAGAAACACGAAGCCGAGCTGGCGGCGATCGCCAAGTTCCAGGCCGAACAGGCCGAGCGCGAACAGAAGGAACGCGAGGAACGCATCGCCCGTGAAGCCGCCGAGCAAGCCAAGCGCGAAGCAGAGCAGCGCGCACAGGCCGAGCGTGACGCAGCAGCCAAGCGTGAAGCAGACGCCAAGGCCGCAGCAGAACGCCGCGAGCTGGAACTGAAGCTGCAGGCCGAACAAGCAGAGCGCGAGAAGCTGGAAGCCCAGCGCCGGGCCGAGCAGGCCGAGCGTGAAGCCGCCGAACGCGCCGAGCGCGCAGCTGCAGCCGAACGCCAGCGCCAAGCAGACGAGCAGGCACGCATTGAGGCAGAAGCCAAGGCGCGCGAGGCTGACAAGGCGCATAAGGCTTCGATCAACCGCGCCGCACTGGAAGCGTTCGTTGCTGGCGGCATGACCGAAGAGTGCGCCAAGCAGGCCGTGACGCTGATCGCCAAGCGCCAGATTCCGAACATCCAGATCACTTACTGAGGTAGATCCGATGAGCAACGTCGCAACAATTAAACCGAATAGCCTTTCCGCCAGGATGGCAGACCGCTTCGGCGTCGACCCCAACGAGATGATGGCCACGCTAAAGGCCACCGCCTTCAAAGGGCAAGTCAGTGACGCGCAGATGCAGGCGTTGCTGATCGTCGCGGACCAATACGGCCTCAACCCCTGGACAAAGGAGATTTACGCCTTCCCGGACAAGGGAGGCATCGTGCCGGTCGTTGGCGTCGATGGCTGGTCGCGGATCATCAACGAAAACAGCGCCTTCGACGGAATGGACTTCCAGCAGGACGACGAATCATGCACCTGCATCATCTACCGCAAGGACCGCAATCATCCGATCAAGGTCACCGAATGGATGACCGAGTGCAAGCGCAACACCCAGCCATGGCAGAGCCACCCAAAGCGAATGCTGCGCCACAAGGCCATGATCCAGTGCGCCCGCCTCGCCTTTGGTTACACCGGCATCTTTGACGAGGATGAAGCGCAGCGGATCGTCGAGAAGGACGTGACGCCTGCGGCCAACGAACCGGACATCACGCCTGCGCTCGAGTCGATTCAGAACGCGAGCAGCATGGAAGAGCTGCACGAAGCATTCAAAGCCGCATGGAACCAGCATCCTTCGGCCAGGGCGCGCCTAACCGCCGTGAAGGATGAGCGCAAGAAGGCGCTCAGCGAACCGATCGAAGGCGAGCTTGTGGAGAACGAAGATGGAGCCAATTAGCGCCACTGAGCGCATGCGATTGGTGTGGGTCTGGAGCGACATGAAAAGAAGATGTCACCGAGAGTCGCACCACGCATACGCCAACTATGGCGGCCGCGGCATCACCGTCTGCGAGCGCTGGCGCGAGTCATTCGCTCATTTCCTAGAGGATATGGGTCCGCGCCCAGATCCGAGCCTGACCCTAGAGCGAGTCGACAATAGTGCAGGCTACTCGCCAGAAAATTGCGTATGGGCGACTCGCTTAGAGCAAGGCCTGAATAAGCGGGAGTACCGGAACAATACCTCTGGAGAAAGAAACATTGCCCAGGAGCGGAAGATAGCGAGGGGGCGTGAGTACGTGTACTGGAGGGTCCGCATTCGGCGAGGCGGCGAGATCGTGGCGCACGCGCGATTCCGGTCGCTTGAAGATGCGATCAGGTATCGAGATAAAGCAGAAGAGGAATGCCGTCATGGCTGAGCACAAGTTCATCCAAGGCAGCCCTGAGTGGCATCAATTCAGGGTTGGAAAGGTAAGCGCTAGCCGAGTCAGAGATGTGATGTCAAAGGGGCGCGGTGATGCTCCTTCCGCCACCCGCAAAAACTACATGATGGAGCTCCTCTGCGAGCGACTCACAGGGAAGCCAGGCGGCGCAGATTTGTCACGCAACGCGGCGGTTCAGCGTGGCGTAGAGCTTGAGCCGCTGGCTCGTGCTGCGTACGAGATAGACACGGGCAACATGGTTACCGAAACCGGATGCTTCTCTCACTCCAAAATCGACGGGTTCATAGCCTCGCCCGACGGGCTCGTCGGTAGTGTCGGGTCGATTGAGTGCAAATGCCCTAATACAGCCACCCACGTCGCCACTATCCAATCCGGCAAGCATGACCCGCAGTACGAATGGCAGATGTTCGCGCAGATGGCTTGCGCCGATCTGGAGTGGGTCGACTTCGTCACCTTCGACGACCGCCTGCCGGATGAACTGCAGTACGCCTGCTTCCGCCTGGAGCGCGACGAGGCACGCATTCGGCAGATGGAAACCGAAATCAAGCTCTTCCTCGAAGAGCTGGCAGAACTTGAACATGAAATGCGAGAGCGCATGAGGAGTAAGGCGGCATGAGTAACCTGAACGAATGGCGCGGCATCGGCCGTCTTGGAAACGACATTGAAGTTCGCTTCATGCCAAACGGTAACGCCGTCGCCAACTTCAACATCGCGGTAGACGACAGCTACAAGGACAAGCAGACGAACCAGAAGGTCGAGCAAACCGAATGGGTGCGCTGCGTTGCCTTCGGAAAGACTGCTGAGTTCCTGGGCGAGTGGCTGCACAAGGGCAAGCGCATTCTGGTCTGCGGCAAGATGAAAACCCGGAAGTTTGAGAAGGACGGTGCCGAGCGGTACGTAACCGAGATCCATGTCGGCCAGGGCACCGAGATCATCGACTGGCCGGAGAAGGACGCTGCGCGACAGCAGCAGGCGCCAAGCCAGCAAGCCCGGCCGCAGCAGCCCGCCGCCCGCCGGCAACCGGCGCCGGACTACGACAGCTTCGACGACGACATCCCCTTCGCCGACCCCTACCGCGGCGCCCGCTCGCTGCTGATCTGATCCACCCCGGGCGCCCAGCGCGCCCTCCTCCCCGGTACATACCCATGCTCATAGACAACCATGCCATAGCGCAGGGCGAGGCTCTGCGCGCGCAAATTGACGCGGCCACTGATGCGTTCCTCAATGCGGGCGGGCGCATCCAAATCATAGATGGCTTCCAGTACCGCCCGATGCCTGAGCGCACCTGGAACAACAACCAGGGCAACCGTGCGGCCGAGGATGCCAGCCGGCGCCGCGGCGTCAAGAACAGCGCCATGAAGAAGCGCTCCGGAAACACCGACAAGCACCGCGAACAGCGGCAGCGCAACGTCGACTCGATCCTGCCGCTTCTCAAACAGGGGCTCAACAGCGTGCAGATCAGCGAGAGGATCGGCATCGACTCCCGATCGGTGCGCCGCATCATCACCGACGAGGGGCTGCGCGAGAAGTTGTGAACGCCCGACCTACTGCCGCACCTCTGGCCAGCGAATTGGCATCTGTGACTGCTACCGCTGCCGCCCACCGGAGGCCCCATGCGAACAACGATCTGGCTGCACAAACCCACGAACACCCGCTACTACATCGCCCGCAGCAACGGTGCCGCACACCTGATGCAGGCGCTGAGCGGCTTTCGCTGGGCCGTAGAGGCTGAACTGAACAATTCGGAACTATGGAGTCGAGTATGAACGACACACTGAAAGCAGCCGGACGGATCGGCGCTGAGCTGGGGGCTGCGAAGGCGGAGGTGGAGCGGCTGCGCGGGCTGCTGCGTGAAGCGCGCGTGCTGCTGGCGAACAGCTCGTACAAGATCAGTGGCACCGCGGCGTTCCTGAGCAGTATCGACAACGCCCTATCCCAGCAGGCCGATCCCACCGACACCTACACCGCCGTCGACATGGCCACAGCCGCAGCGCAGGCGTTCAGGGATGGGCAGGCCGCAGTAGAGCCAGCCCCGGCGCAGGATGGGCGGGAGGCCTTCAAACGCGCCCTGCACAGCCAGCGCGTCTTCAAGCTCAGCTCGGCCACGATTAATGCGGCAGAGTGGGCATGGTTCCACCGCCCCGCGCAGACCGAGCAGCAGCCGGAGCAGAGCAGATTGAGCCTGCTTAAGATGATCGACGCGGCAATGTTGGAAATGCGGAACATATCCCCACCGCTTCTCCGCAGCGATTGCGAGCGACTTATCCGCGCCGCCCTGTCCGCACAATGGACAGCCGAGCAATGAGCGCCTGCATCTCCCGCCAGGTAGCCACGGCCTACTACCAGCGAACCGGAGAGCGTGTTCAGGACGCAGCGCGGCGGATGAGCGAACGGCACCCTGACGAGATCGC